TTGTTACTTACTTTTATATATTGTACTAATCTTTAGTAAGTCACTTATTTTATGTATTATTACTTACATTTACTTAGTAACTAATGAATCACGTGTTTACTTACTTTTATATATTTGATGACTAATTGTTGTATTACTTACTTTTAATTGTTTTATTTACTTATTTATAGTTATCCACTTTATATCCTTTAATGACATAATATAATATACTTACTTTTATGTAGTGACTATATAATTATGAGCGACTAACAATTATATATCAACAAACAAATGCATAGCAACTTCCCAAACATTAGCCGATGGAATTAAATAAGTAGCAACGGCAGGACGGAATAAAAAAGTCTGGGAAAAAATCCGAGAAAAAATAAAAACTCAAAAAAATCCTAGAAAACGCTATATAATTTCGGCACGTGCGAAATTCGTGGGGTAACGTGTGTACGTGTACGTGTGTGTGCATACGCATGTATATTCGCAGGCGTGGGGCGTGCGTGCGTTTGCCTGTGGGATTTTTCGAGAAAAAAGAAAAACTCAAAAAAATCTCACAAAACGCAGTATAATAATGGCACTTCAAATATTCGTGGGCGATGCACACAACATACATATAGGAAGAAACATGGTTTAAATAATTATTTTTTATTTTTATCATAAATCTGTTGACAATAGATTATAATGAGTAATACAATAGCATCAACAAATAAAATAAATGGAGTGATAAACATGAGAAACGTAGATGTTGTATTCGCATTTGTAACAGGATTAAGCAGACAGAGAACAAAGAACTTATTCATTGATGGTGACAGACTGTATCATCATAACACATGTCTGGGAGAACGTAAACGTAAAAGAGATGGTAGCTACACATATATAGTAAATGCAAGTAAATATAGTCAATCAACAACAACAATACAGAATGCATTATTAAAAACAATACCGAATCCAGAACAAACATTGCAGTGCATCGCAGATATACCAAAAGGAGCAGATAGTCTATCGTAGGCTATCTGTATTTACATAATAAAAACAAATAATAATTATATAAGGGAGAGATAATGATGAATAGAGACAAATTGGTTGCGATTCGTAATGGTATGGTGATTGTGTTGCAGGAAGCAATTAGAAGAGGTAATAGAGGTAATTATTCATTATATAATGAGACAGTATTGAAGATTAGAGACATGGAAGGATATAAGGTAGAGAGATTGCAGGACGAAATGCAAATTGATGGTGAAACATATAATAATGATGATATGGTGGTGTTAATCTATGAAAATGACAAACTGCTCATGACAGTATACAAGAGCAAAATTGATGATATGACTGCATTAGAAGTTGACATTGACGACCTGTTAACGCAAGCCGAACTGGATTTGAAATACAGCGATGCATGGACATTCGAAGCGATGATGGATATGTTGACAGGGAGAACAGTAGAGCCGATTTAGGCTCTTTTTCTTTGCCTTGGCATAAAAGCATTGCAAACCTGTAAAACTAGGCAAATTTGAGCCACAAGACCCTCCTAAATGTATGCTTGCGTTGGTACAAAACAAGAGCAATGTTAAAATACTGTCTATAGAGGGAGGAAACAGACCCCTAAAATATTGATAAAATTCGTATTTTATGCAGAAATTGCCTTGCTACAAATGTAAAGTAAATCCCCTCTATAAACATTATTATCATTACCTATGCCCAATTGCCTTGCCACAAAACGGCTTCAAATCTATATTTATAGCCAAATTTCAATTTTATTACCCCTATTTAAAATAAAAGCAAAAAATAATTATATAATCTGTTGACAACAGAAAAATAGAATAGTATATTATAGACAAGAACTAAAACACACACGAATTACAACATAGATACCCAAACACTATTAAAAAAGGAGAGATTATCTATGACAGCAGTATTATCTTGCGTTGAAACGGTACGAGAGTTTAAAGGAGCTAAAATTTATAATGATGGTATCCCCCAACATGAATTAGAATATTTAGTATCGTTGATGGAAAACGGTTCAGAATCTATGGATGAAGACTTAAAAGAATTAGGGCGTGGGCAATATGGCACAGTATACGGCTATAAAGACTATGCAATTAAATATTCTCGTAGACATGTACATTGGCATGATGGCGGTGAGCCAGAAGATGCTCAAACTTTAAAAGAGCTTCAACATTTGGATTTCGTCCCACGCCTATATGCTACATACGGCAGTGACTTTATGATTGTTAGTCGAGTACGTGGAACAACAGTGGATGAGTTTATAAATGAGAGAAGAAGAGGTAGAAGTGTATTCATTAACCCTAGATTTAATCAAGCATTCAAACAAATGCTAAGAGATATTGTAATTGCAGGATTTGAGCCAAATGACATGCATTCTAAGAATGTAATGATTGATTCTAAAACTGGTATGCCTGTACTAGTAGATGTTGGATTCTTTGAGAAGTATACCCCAAGACAGATGAAATATATTGAAGATAGTGAATCTATTGAAGATGCAGTAGATGCAATTCAAAGTGCTATTGGTTGGGTCTGTGAGCGTACAGAGAAATACCTAACAGAAGATAAAGAGAAAGAAGCAAAGAAAGAACTAGAAGAACGAATTGAAGCTATACATAATAATGTTGAACTTGGTGAAATGATATTGGAAGCGAAGATTCAAAAGGCAAGACCAGAACCACAAATGCATAGACGTATCATATTTGACATGGAGGGAATCAGACTTAGGTCATTCGATAAAATCTCTCATAAGCAGTCATGGGTAGATTATGTGGAAAATATAAAAGCCATAAATAAAGATATCGGCTTGAATATTGTTGGTATGCAAGGGGGAATGATGGGTAAAGGTCACATAATTAATTGTTTTGGCGGTCATGGATTTGTAGGCAGAGGTTTACGCCACCGCTTTAACTTTTCAGACCTAGAGCCTAAAAATACAAGACCAAAGTCAATGCAGGAGCTTATAGACCAGAAAAAGAACAAGAAGCACTTCTTCCAACCTTGGGGTCATGACAGAAAGCGTATGAATGAAGGATTCAAAGTGGCACGTGAAAAAAGGAGATAATTTTTATCTCCTTTTTATTATATTATCTGTTGACAGGAGATATTACTTCATTTATAATAAAATTATCAAATCAAAGGGAGATGTTGAATATGTTCGCATTAGGATTCATTAAGTTCTTTGTTTTCATGGTTATTATATTTGGAGCAGTAACGATTGCAAATCGTGTGGAGCATGGCAGAAGATTAGTTATCTTAGCCCCAATCACATTTGTTCTATTAATGGTAGTTGAAAAACTATTCTAAAAATAAGTGTGTAAAATCTTCCACAAAAGGTAATAATAATGATATAACCACATACAATGTAGTATAAGGTGAAAGGGAGATGTTACATATGAACGAATTATTAATGAGAAAGCATGTTAAAGAAGTAATGAAGCATGGCGTACCTAAACTAATGGCGATTGAGATTGTAGAAACTGCAATCGAAACAGGTAAAGGTAAGAACATTGATACATACATAAACTACGCAATGAATTTAATTTACGGATTCGCACAAAATAAAAAAACAAATACAAAATAGTCTGTTGACAGCAGAAACAGCATATGATAAAATGAAGGTAAGTTAAAGAGAGGGGAAATCAAAATGCAAATGACAGTTAGCGAAGCATTAGATTATGTTCAGCGTGCAACTGGTATGGAGTATACAGAGGAATTAAACAACAAAGTCCTCAACTTCTTAGAGAAGCTTCCTAGACATCCTTGTGAAGTAAGATACGATGGTAGCAGAACAGATATAACTATTCGTGATTATGATTACGGTTGGTTTGTGACAGTGTTAGTTATGAATGACAAAGGAAAAATGCTTGTGAAGGTTGTTGATGCAGATAACCTAGACCCCAATCCAAATCGTGTAAAGACAAATACAGAAGCATTAGCATTGTTGCAAGAGTATAATGAGATTAAATATGCTATTGACATTGATAAGCACTGGAATATGAGCGATGACCACAAGTATTGGAGAAAAATGAGTGAACTGAATGATAGAGCGTTTGCAAAGGCAGATGAGATTGAGAGAAAACTAGACTAAGGGAGAGATTAACATGGCAAAAACTAGAAATAGATACTTTAATCCAAATCCAAAGAAATTAGAAACTGGTGATTGTGTAGTTCGTGCAATGTGCAAAGCAACAGGTAAAGATTGGGATACAGTATACAGAGAATTGTTCGAGTTAGGATTTGAATTAAAAGTTATGCCAAACTCTGATGAAGCATGGAAAGAGTATCTTGTAAGAAATGGCTTCATACTTCGTAAGATGGTGATTAAAAAGGGTGACAAACGCCTTAGAGTGGCACAGTTCGCTGAAAAGTTCAAGAAGGGTACATATGTATTAAACGTAGCAAATCACATCGTAACGTGCCAAGATGGGTATTACTATGACTCATGGGATTGTGGTAATAAGTCGATGTATAATTACTACGAAAAACCAACTAATGAAGGAGGAAAATAATATGAATACAAATGAAATTTACATTTTAATGAAGGGCGATGTAATGATTGGTAGACCGTACACAAGCAAAAGAAGTGTGGAGATTGTACATGAAACAGAGCTAAAGAACAAGGATTATCATATAGGCGTATTCACATTCTCTCATAAAGAAAAACCAGAAAATAAATAATAAAAATATCCTCAATTCTGTTGACAGCAGAGTTGAGGATATGATAAGATGATATCAAGATAAAGAAAAGGGAGGAAATACAAATGGCAAAGAGAACGTTCACTAAAATCCGTAAATGGGCAGAGGAAAATGGTTATAAGATTGAAGAAACATGGGCATACGGTGACCAAGATGCAATTCGTGTAATCGTTAGCGAGAAGCAAAGCTTTAAACTTGAAGTAAGAAAGAGCACAATTTATATGAGTATTCGTGGTCAACGTGGAGATGCAGGCGGATTATATCTTACAGAAGAGCTAAAACGTGAAGAAGGTGAGCCATACAGAAGAAACTATGCTTTTCATCAAGCTTCACAAAGAGTAGCGATTGAATCAATGGAGAGCGATATTAAACAATTAGCAAAAAGAATTGCTCAATAATCTGTTGACAGCAGAATAAATAACTGGTAAGATTAACTTAACAAAACAAAAGGAGAGATTGAGATGAAGAAATTAGCAATTGATATGGCAGATATTGAGGTTCGTAAGGATTTAGTTCAGAATAGAAAGAGTAACCTTTACAGCACTATTAATGAAGATGGTGAAGATGTGGTAATCGCATTAGAGCAAGGCGTAGGAATGGAAGTAAAGACATTCCAGAATAACGGATGGGTTCGAGTTAACTACTACGATGCAAATGGTGCACATGATGGTGAGACATTTGCAGGTCGTTGGAACAAAAACTAAAAGGGAGGTTAAACAATATGGCAAAGGCAATGTACACTCATGAAGAATATGTAGAAGGTAAAGGTTGGATTAAGGAAGAACGTGAGGTAACGGTAGATATGCCATGTACGTTCAATGTGGGCAGTGATTTATATCCTGCTCACGTATCACGCATAAGTGAATCTGGAAAGAGTATATGGATTAAGAGAGCACATTTCACAGCAGATAAAGACAATGGTCATGATTATTTTGGAAATCAAAAATGGATTATCACACCAGAGCCAAAATCGCAAGAACAACGTGTAACAAAGCGTAAAAACGGTAAATGGAAGATTGCAGGCAATGATTACATGGGAGTAGGGTTTGGGAGTGCCAGAGCATACCAAGACCCAACATACTAAAATCCTCTCTATTGAGAGGGTTTTAGATACATAGAAAATATTGATAAAAACCACATTTTATGAAGGGATTTGAGGATAATGGTTATATTTGCTGATAAAGACATGTCAGTATCATTGAAGGCAGTGCATAAGAAAATTGAAGAGATTAATGATAACCATAAGGAAGAGATTAAGGAGATTAGGGATGATTACGCTAATTTTGCCAACGAAACGAAAAAGATGTTCTCACAGACAGGTCGTGCACATCTTCGCAATGTAACTAGATTCTCAATAGGTAAACCAACTGGTCATTATTTGAATGGAATAGAGTTGTACACAGGAGATGAGATTGAAATACATAATGGGAGACTTGGTATTGCTATCGTGACATTAGAAGGAAACCTAATCATCAAGACGAATGCGGAAGCGTATGAGTTAAGTGGTACAATTAAATCACGTGCAAGAATAAGTCGTCATGTGCATACATATAAAGATGGTGATGAAGTGGCAAAGGGTCGCAAAGGTGGAGAAGGATTTATTATTGAATTAAATGGAGGGAAATAATATGTCAATGATAGTTGCAAGCATTTTAGGTACGACAGTTGGAGTGATTGCTTTAGTAGTTGGAGTAGGATTTAAGATTGGTGCTATAAAGGTTAGCTTTAAACGAATGAGCAAAGAGGAACGTAAGAAGAAGGGTAATCTGATTTTCAACGGAAAGAAACTATTTTAAGGAGTGATATATATGAAAAAGAAAATTATCGGTATTATTGCAATGATGGGTCTGTCAGCAACATTAGTGGGTTGTGGGAGCAAAGGATACAGTAATTACAATGACAAGAAGAGCGTTGAAAAACAATCATTCAATACTTATCAGATTTTAGTAGATGAAAAACTATATTATATACCTCATGAGATTGAAGAACAAGATTTGCCATCGAAATATCAAGAGTTCATCAAAGACCATCCAGAATTGAAAATTCTTGATGTAGAAGCAGATATAAAAGAAGGTATAAACAATAACATGGTTAATGGTTATCTTATCTTCACAGAAAAGAAAGGGGAGAATTAAATGAGCATTTGGTGGATATTATTAATTGCACTTGTTGTATGCACAATAATCTGTCTACTATCATGTGTAAGCTCTGGTAGTGGTCGCTCTGGTAGTAGCAGAGGTGGAAGCAGTAGCTCTAGTAGCTTTGATTACAGTGACGATGACGATTGGTAAAATAAAAATAAATTTCAAGTTCTGTTGACAGCAGAACTTGAATATAGTATATTATAAGTAAGCCAAACACAAAGGAGGAATTACAATGGAATTTGAACAGGCAGGAAACTTAGGGAAGCTTGACTTGCTTCACAGACACCTTTATCTTAAACAAATGCGTAGTGAAGACAATGGGGTCGCATTATCAGAAGAAGAGGTGAATGAGGTGATTCAACAGCTAGGAGCGTTCAGACATCTTTTATCTAATATGTTTTTATATCAAAACTCTTTAGAAAATGACCAGTATGGAGCATTAGTAAGTATCATGAAAGACCTAGAACCATATTACAGAAATTATAAAGGGAGAGATTAATATGGAAAAGATTGGATTCACATATGAGCCTTTAGCTTTAACAAGATTGATGTTGCAAATTCATTTAGAGAAAGAGTATAACGGAAATGAAGAGCATTCTCAAAGTGTTAGGTTTGCAGTGTTCGAATATCTTAGAACATTAGAGGATGAAGAGTTAGAAGGTCTTTTGAATGAGTATGTGACTAAAGACAGCATTGAGTATATCACATTCGAAGATAATAAGGATTGTGAACGGATTGCACACTATATGATGCTTACAGATAGATTCAATGATTTAGTATTTAGATATCAAAAACAAGGTTGTAGTGGTTTGGGTGTGGCTGATAATTCAGATAAGACATTTTACGAATGCAACTTTGCAGAGCATTGGCAAACGGTTGGATTTATTCTTAGAAAGAAATATCCAGAACATGGTGGAGCATTTGATGAAATCATGTATGGGATGAAGAAAGAGCACAACGGTATAACAAGCGATGAATTAGATAAGTTTATTCTAGATAGATTTGAGCTAATCGGTGGCAATAAACCTATGGAAAGTTATTTCGAATAATTATAAAACAAATTTTATATAGGGAGGAAATCGAAATGAAACAGCGAATTAAATGTATTAAGGATGTTGTTATGGATGAGTCATTGGAGGTTGCATTTACAAAGGGAGAGACATATGAGACAGATTTCGATGCAACATATTTGGAAGCGATTAATAATCAAGGGGAAGAGCATAGTTTAGGAACTTTAAATGACAAAGATAAATGGTTTCAACAGCATTTTGAAATTATAAAATAAATATTTTATGAAGGGTGGAAATTGAAATGAATCAGAGAATCATGTGTACAACGGATGTTTATATGGATGGTGATGGTGAGCGTGCATTCACAGAGGGTAAGGTGTATAGAACTTATTTAAATGGTCACTACATTGTAGCATTGGATGACCGTAATAATGAGCATTGGGTAGGAGGGATAGATGATACAGTGTGGATGTATAGACATTTCAGATTGCTAACAGAGGATGAAATTTCTACGATGGAGAAAGTCTATGACCTAAGTATTGAGAACGAGAAGTCTTTAGAGCAGATTGCTTTAAAGATGTCAGAAGAGGTAGGAGAGGTGTCACAGGCTCTTCTATCGCATCTAAAGGCTAGTGGCTCTGAATACAAGGAGCTAGATGCTAGTGACGTAATTGAAGAGTGTGTGGATGTAATGATTGTAGCATACTCATTAATTTATAAGCTAGATGGTAGTGATGAGGATATTGAAAAGCTGATGCGTAAGAAAGTAAATAAGTGGGAAGGGAAGGTGAAGGGATGAATATAGGAGATGTTTATTCTCGTAAGGTTTTCGAGTTTACAGTTGTTGGGAAAATAAAGCATAAAGATGATAGCTGTTATGTGTATACAATTATGCAAAGACAATGCGGTACGGATTTAGTTTCATACTTTGTAAATTATGGTGAATTTGGTGCAGGATTTGAGTTTCAACGTAATGATGCAGGGGAGGAAGTATAATGATAATGTTTCAGAAAGAATTTGATGATTATGACAAGATGATTGAATATCTTTCTAAGATACAGCTAGTGAGCAAAGCCAGTTTTGAATTTAAAATAGATAAATGGATATTGAATGTTGTCAAGTTTGACAAATGGTATTACTATTAAGGGGTGATATAATGGGTGAAACACTTCGACAAATCAAAGCTATATGTGACAAGGCTGAAAAGGGTTTAATCAGCTATGAGGAAGCAATGAAGAAGATTAAGTATTTGACCAAATAAAAGAAATCTTTTATAAAGGAGTGATTATATGAATGAATATCAAAAAGAAGGATACAAGAATGATGCTGAAAAGATAGAGCATGAAATGCGTGAGCATGGGTATTTGCCAGTAGACATTGTTGCAGTAGCCTATTTCTTATTAGAAAATAATATTGAGAAAGCAGAGAAATTAGTGGAGATAGATAAGAATCTAGGTGACATTTTACAACGTGTACAGAAGATTCTAAAAGGATAAAAGGATTGTTTTATGAAAGGGTGATACTATGAAGAGATGTCTACCTTTTACTCATAAATATGTTTACATTGGAAATAAAGATGGTAAAGGTCGCATAGGCGATGGTGCTACAGTAATGTGGAAGCATAAATGCATCAAATGTGGAAAAGAAACACTAAAGTCTAGGAATAGTGTATAAAATTTTAGTTTGATTAAGGAGGATTACTTATGAAATATGTTTACTTAGTGTTTGTCCAAGGTGATGATAATCGTGTTACAATTGCAGGTGCTTATACAAGTCAAACAAAAGCTTGGGAAAAGAGAGATGAATTGATGAAAGATGGCGAGTCGGTCAATTCAGAAAAAGTTCCTTTAAATGAAGAGAGTTATATACTATTAAATATATGGAGTAAACAAGGATGATGGAATGGCTTGTTGTAGGTAGCATGATTTGTGGAGCGATTGGAATTGGTAGATTAATTGAAATAATAAAAAGAGGATGATAACATGTTTACAATCACATTTGAAAACGAAACTCACAACCAGTGGAGTTGTGAATACATATTTGAAAGCTACGATGATGCAAAGACATATCTAAAAGCAGAAGGGTTCTCTCCAAAGCAAGGACTATTCGTGAGGAATAAACGCAATTGGAGCGGATTTAAGAAGGCTTACATTACACCTAGAAAGGTGTGGAAATAAATTTAAAAATCTGTTGACAGGCGAATGGAGGTGGTGTATATTGAATATAATAACATTAAGAGGTGATTCAAGTGCCATCAAAATTAGATAAAGTAGCTATAAACAATGAAAAGCTTGACAAACGAGTTAAGCTAACAGTTGCAGACAAAGAACAGATTGTACAGGAGTATGAGACTGGTTCAATCAGTATCAATGCTTTAGCTAGAAAATACAAAGTAAGCAAACGATTAATACAGTTTACATTGTTCCCAGAGCGTAAGGAGCAGGCTAAACAGCGTTTAGCAGAGAAACAAAAAGAAGGTGCTTATTACAGCAAAGATAAGCATAAGGAGTATATGAAGAAGCACCGAGAACACAAGAAAGACCTCCATAATAAAGGGTTGCTAGGAAAATAAAAAATTTATTCTAAAGTCTGTTGACAGCAGATTGAGAACATGGTAAGATAAAGACAGTTAAGAAAAACAAATTATAAACGAAAAGGGGAAATGACAAATGATAGTAGCACATTTAATCGGTGGTAATGAGGTTAAGGTAAAAATTAAAGGTAAATTAGAGACAATCAATGAAGGTGTTGTAATCATTAATGGTGAGCAGTTAGAAACTAGATATGAGGACTTAGCAAATGTTTGTGGTAATATATCACTAGGAGACTTGGATACAAGTGTTGGTATTCGTAGAGATGCAGAAGACGTACAGCGTGATTACATTGAGTTAGTCCAAGATTTCGATGATGAAATAGGAGAAGATTTCGTTATTGATAATCATTTAACAGCAGAGGTTTGCTATAGCGAATATGAAATTGATATTGAAACGAAAACATTAACACTAAAGATTGATATTTATAACTAAGGAGGGAAAAACCATGAAGAAGTTTGTTATAACAATGTCACTTGCAACAACCCTCCTTGGAGGGTTTGCAATTGGCTATCATGCACATGAGAATAGACAAGAAGCAGAAGTTCAAGAAGTTCAAGAGGTTAAATCACAGCCAGAACGTAAAGTGGATTATGAAGTCTATGAAGTAGATGGTGACACATATCGTGCATACAGCAACAGCCTTGATAAGAACGGTATACGTGAAGGGATTGAGTTCACAACAGGGCAGGTAGTATATAAATTGGCAGTTGGAGATAAGGTTTCAGCATATTGGGATGGAAAAAGATTGAAAAATGTAATAGCATGGACTGCTAATGGTAAAGAGCTTTAAAATTCTCATTTTATGAAGGAGGAATGCAATATGGTATATGGAGAATGTAAGTATAGCTCAAATATTTTACAGATAACACAAGAAGGAGAGGATATAAGAGTTAAAATCGAAGGAGAAGATGTCTATGTTGGATATGAAGACATTGATGAAATAATAGAAAGGTTGCAGGGATTAAAAAGAGATGCAATGTTATACAAAAACAATACGGAATCTGAATAAAAGTCTGATTTTAAAACACAAGGGAGGAATTTGATATGAAGGATAAAATTGCAAATATCGGTGGAGCACTTTCAATTGGGGGAGATAAAGATAGCGTAAGAATAGTTGACATAGGTGATGATGAGTTCTTATTATGCGACCTATCTCAAAATGGTAATATATTCCTACACAAAGATGAAATTGATGATATAATTGCATTGCTGACAGCAGTTAAAGAAAGCGGATATAAAATAGATTAGGAGGAATTGACATGGAAATCGTTACTTTGTACACGAATCAAGATGGTATTGAATTGTTTTATGATAGAGAAAGCTTCTTTGCAAGTTATGACAATACTGGTAAAGAGTTTGAAATCAAGCTTGCAAAATGCTTTGTAAAGCCATTTAATGATGACGTTGTAGAGGTTAAAGGTAATGCTGTATTGTTTAATCTTAAAAGATGTGAGCACAAGGAGGAAGCGGAATGAAAACCATTTTAAATATTGAAGGAGACAAGATTGAAGCAGTCAAGGGTAATAGTATTGATGGTGTAAACATCATCATGAAGGATGGTAGAGTATTCCATTTAGATAGCAATATATACGGTGATTTTACAATTACAAAAGTTAGGGAGCGTGAGTAGAATGAATAACAGTTTAGGCGGTGCGTTAGATATTACTATGACAATCAAATGCGGAATGTGTATTACATATTCCAACTTCACTATGAAACGTGACAAGATTGACGATATTCTATTGTTTGCAGACACTATTAATCGCCATCATATGGGTTATTTTGAAGCCAAGCAGACACATCCAGACGAAATCAGTATTAAATGTACTCAATGTGGTCATGTAGACCAAATGAGCTTATAAAAATAGCTAATTATCTGTTGACAGCAGAGAATACAGGGTTTATAATAGGATTATAGTTAATAAAACCTTAATTTTAACAAGGAGATGGTCGTATGAAACTCGTAGTTTATAAAGCTTTGAGCGGAAAGTATAGAATCTCTGACACATATGGATTGAGCGAAGAGGTATACAAGAAGCTAAAGAAGGTTGGGCTTCCAGTTTACAAAAGTATGGGTGGCTCATTGAATCTAAGAGATTCAAGAGGTTATACAAAAGAACAGATTCTTAAAATCAAGGAGCTGATAAAGTAATGGAAGATAAAAAGATTATCAATTACGATATACCGATACAAACTCAAAAAGATTGCGATGAGTATAATGCAATGTGTCAAGACATGTTTCAAGGTAATTTTACACCTATTCTCTCAACAAAAAAGCATATTGAAATACTTTCTACACAGATGATTGAAGGCATCTATGACGTGATTGAAGAGGGTGGAGCGTACTTGGGTGACGGTGTGAAGGTCAAGATTGAAATTGAGTATGACCCAGAAAACAAATAGGAGGTAGTACATATGAATTTCTTTAAACGTAAACCGAAAGTTATAAAGCTCATTGACTTCTCTATTCAAAATGTGTCGTCTGGTCAAGTGGTGGCGATGATAGAGTATCTAGATAAATATGAAGCCATTGGATTTAAGGATGTCATGATTAATTATGGAACGAATGAATTTGGAGATACTAGATGCTACTTGACAATTGACCATAAAGCTCCTATGGTATTGCAGTGGATTAAAGACAGAAATCCGTCACAAGTGGAAGAGCTTGCCAAACGATTCAAAATGAATGCGGATGAAAATTATACGCTTGATGGAAGGAGGTTGATGTAATGGGTTTCGTAAAGAAGGCGTTAATGTTTAAAACGGATGATGGCAGACCAATGACAATCATAGGTGCATACTATGTAATTAAGAATAGTGAGAACATGACAGGCATCTACCTTGATTACGGCAAGAGACTTGTCACAAGCAAACCTAAATGGTCGCAGGCTATCAAACTAGCTACGCTACTAGATGAAGCCTACGATGAGGGTTTTGAGAGTGCAAGAGAAACCTATATGGATGACATAGGAGGTCTTGGTAGATGGTGAGGGCTGAAATAGAGGAAATTAAAGAGTTAATGGAGAATAGAGAAGTAAAGGAGGTTAAAATAAGTCATGCAGGCGAATTGATTGTTAGATTTAAAGATGGTGGGTTAGTAGTTTTAAGTCAAAATCCATTTAGAGAATGGTACGCAAGGGGGAGATAGTATGAGAGGTATGGATAAAAAGGTGGTTATACTGTTTACAAACAACCATATGAGATACTACATAGAAACAATTACAGATGATAATATTGAGCAGGTAAAGAAAGAATGGGGAGATATAGATGTAGTCATTGATGAAACGGATAACTTCAACAATTATGAAAAGGTACAGGAAGAATTGTATAATCCTACTACAAAGCATAATGGAAAGTTTGCAGTGATACATTGGATGGATTAGGAGATGATAATATGAATAGATTACAGGGTGAGGAATATCATATGCAAAAAGAAAGGTTGATTCCTGTCTCTTATAGTGTGACAAAGGCAGGCAACATTTGCCTTTATTACAGGGGAGGATTTAAGCATTATTTAAACGATGATGAAAAGTTGAAATTCAAGCCAGACGGATTAAAGAAGCGATGAAAGGGTGGTAGTATGTTGTATATAACTTATGCTAGTGGTGGAGAAACCTATTCTGATTTTGAAGTTGAGAAGTTCATCAATGGATATGAAGCAGTTGATTATAAAAAGTGTGATACTTATATTGACACATCGACAGAAAATATAATTTATGCAGTGCGAGTTGCAATTAAAGAAGGAAGACTTGATTGTGATTATGTGGTATTATATTTTGATGAAACAACAGTCAAATTCGACAAAGATGCAAAACCAATGAATGGGAATTATCCATCAACATATTTTGATTATGCACTTGATAAACTGATAGGAATTTAATAAAATTTTACTTTTAACAAGGAGGAATGTATATGGTAGAAGGTACTTGTGGTATTTGTGAACGGAAGATTGTAGTGAAAAAAGATGAGGATATAGTTGGAACTTCATATGGAAGTATTTGTAGTATTGAATGTTTTGATAAACTTTGTGATGAGGTCTTAGGTGCAGATAGAAATCAGTTTAGTCAATAAAAGTTTACTTTTATGAAAGGGTGATAATATGAATGGTCAAAAGTTTTATTGGGACAGTAAGACAAATATATTCTATCTGGTGAGTTTTGGAGAAGAGAGATATTTTGAGATAAATGAAGATAGTCCATTCCATAAACTATGTATGCACCTCTATTGTGGTGTATGGGATGGGATAGTCAAGAAGGACATTGAACGAAATTATAAAAAATGCACAAAAATAGAGCAAATAGATGGGTCTGAAAGTTTATAAAAACTCAATTTTATAGGGAGTGATAGTATGGCGTATGATTATAAGAGCAAAGATGGTCATTGCGAAAGCAATAATGCAGAATGGATTCATCATTGGAATAAAATTGGTGATGAAATGGAGCGAAATAAAAGACAATGGATAATGGATTTACGCTCACAAGGAGTAAAAGCTTCTCATCCAGACGATGGATGGGTTGACCGCAACGAGAATACAGTTTTCTTCTCGTATCCTCAATTTAATGATTATCCGCAAGTTGGAGACACTATTGCTTTAGGTTGGGATTGGAAATGGAGATTGGTTAAAGTGGTTGCGATAGTACCATGTTACTTTGGAACAGATATAAAATATGCATTTGAGCCAATTATTGAGCCAGAAAAAGAGAAGAAAAAGAGATGGTGGGAGTGGTTGTTCTATGGACTATAAAGAAAAGGCGAAGCACTTTTGGAAAGGTTGGGCAATAGGTCTGTTTACAGGAGTTTTAATGATGGTCGTACTATTTAAGTAGGAGGTGCAACATGTTCAAGAATCTATTCAGAAGACGAATGGAATGTAAGAATTGTGGTAAAAGGTATTTTAGTTGGCATGAGAGCTGTAGTGTTTGTTGTAGAAGTAACGTCATTGGTGTTAGAAGAGAAATTAAGGAGGAATTGCATATGTCAGTACCATTCTCTAATATGGAAGATATTGTATATTGTCACAATCCAGAACTAGCAAATGAAATTTTTGAGTTTCTTAGACAGAAAGGTTATCCAGTTGGGTTGTCTTCAACTGTGATTCAAACAGGCACGCATGGTGAGCAGGTCGTGAAGAAGCTAGATGTATACAAAAAAGGAAAAGAGGGACAGTAACATGAAAACGTTAGATGCAATATTGAAGAAACGTGAAGAATTGAGAAGTAAATTAAATAATTTAGAGTCGAATAAATTCAAATACTCTATTTCAAAATGGTCTGAAATGTCAGACCCAGAGAAAAGGGAGTATTCTCGTTTAATGAGCATGATTAATGCACTAAGCATACAGATTGATGCCCTTACATATGTAATCAATTATGATTCAGAATTAAGAGATTTTGCAGAAGAACCAAAATTTAAATATAAATCTGTTGACAGCAGATTTTAATGATGGTAATATGAGTACATAAGGAGGTGATGACATGAGCGAAAATTGTAAGTTTTGTGAAACACCGATGAATTACATCCTACACACACTGAATGACGGATTATGTTATGCTTGTAAATTCCAAAAGAGAAGTGCTCAACGGCTTTATGAAGAGTTAAATGGTGAATTTAGTAGATTAGATTGCCGAAAGGCTCTGATGATGTCTAATGGGCAATTTGAGAAGGCTAAAGAGTATTTAAGGAATATGGATACTAGTGCAAGATTAATAACAAGAGGAAGGAATGATTTGAATGGCTAGAGAACTAGTACATGAGAATACTTTTGGCAACCACTTAATGTATGAAGGTGCGATTGAGCATTCATTTGATACTTTGCCTAGTGAATGGGGTGGCATAGAAAATGTTAATGAAGGTGATTGTGATTGGCTACAAAACTACTATGAAGCAACTGTAACTATGGAAAATGGATTTATAGTAGAGTTAGAGCTTTTCTTTTCAGATGAAGAAGGCGATGAAGATTACCCTTGGGTTTGCAAGGCTTATAAAATGAATTAAAGGAGAGAGATTGAAATGAAGTTAGATTACGGCTCTGGAAGACAGCCAAAACAAGGATTTTTAACAAGTGATTTTGTCGGTACGCCTAACTATGACTACTACATAAAGGACTACAAGGTCTTAGGAGCTAAAGACCATTCATTCGAAGCGATTCATTGTCGCAACGTTATTCATCACATACCAGAACAAGACCTGCCTACACTATTCAACGAGTTCAAACGTCTATTGAAGCAGGATGGTCTTCTAATCATTTCAGAGCCGAGAAAGGAGTTTCATGAGCAAAATAAGCTCTTAGATTGGATTTGGTATCGTCATTTGGTTAATGATACAAATATCATGATACCAGATGAATATGTTGACTATAAACAGTATTTAGTAGACTTTGACATTATTCACAGCGAAGACGAATATAACAATGAAGTCATCACATTAAAGCTTGGAGCGTGATATCATGGGTAGAAAGAAAAATCAAAAGCTAACTAAGGAAGAGCGATTCAAGGAAGCTTTCATGAAGTTTCAGAAATCAAATTTAGATACGCAGGCACTATTAGAGTTTATTGCTGTAAGCTCTAGTGTTACTAGCTTTGGCGATGGATTATCATACAACCATCTAGAAAAGTATATGTATGAAGCAATGGAGGAATATGTTGAGAAAGGGTTGCAAGAAGTATTGGCATTAGGCTATTCTATGACAGAAGCCTTAAAAATGCTTGATATGGATGAGGTTGCTAGTCAAGAGATGTATGAAACTATTGTTGACAAAATTCGTAGCGGAAAAGAATAAAAATAATAAATTATCTGTTGACAGCAGAATAAAAGTCATGCTACAATAAGCTTGTAAACAAAAAACAAACACAAAGGGAGATTATAACATGAAAAACTATGAATTTGCAAATGAAAATGATGTAAACGAAAATGGAAGCTTATTAAATCCAATTGAAATCCATGCTTGTACGGATTGCGGTTACTACTGTGACCACATGCAGAAGGCAAAAATTGAGAAGTGCCCAGATTGTGGCGGTACAGATTTCGAAGAGATTAACGAATAGCAAATTAAGCAGGTAGTCCAAATCGACTAATTAACAATATATATAAAGATATATACAACATAAAGATATACAAGAAAGATATAATATATATTGTATTAATCGACATAAGCTACCTGCTAAAAAAGCTATTGACAAAAGCTAATGATAACCATATAATAAAAATCGGAGGTTGGACAAATGGGAAAAACTACAATTGAAATCAAATTAGCAAATGGTGAGCACATTAAAGAGGTGGTAACAAACGAATTGGTTGAACACTTTGCAATACAGTATAAAAACCATGTTGACTTTTCAGAGAGAGTAGATACAGTGCCTTACACATTTGAGCAATTCGTTGCAGAGCAGTTGAAATTCCGTAAAGAGAAAATTAGAAAGGCAGTTGAGTTTATCAATGGCAAAGAAGAAGAAGCGAAATAAGAAGAAGACAATTGGTGTCATGACACAGAATCGTGGTGTCATGCCACCTCCTGCAAGAGCAGATGAAAAGAAGAAGAAAAAGAATGACCGCAAGAAGGTAAGAGAGAAGCTTAGAAAGGGTGATTACGATAGCTAAGAAGAAAGAGCCAAAAGGATTTTGGGCAGGCTTCTGGTCAGTCCTTGGAGATATATGTGAAATAATCTTTGGAATACTTGAAATTATATTTCTGTTTCTTAAAAAATAACAAAACGTAAAGGTGGAATTATTATGAAAACACTATTAAAAGGTTGGTCAACATTCGAATTAACATGGTTAACATCATTCACAGCACTTATCATCTACATGTACTTTGCATTTGATGATACATTAATTGGGCTAGCATCCTCTCTAACTGGTATGTTGTGCGTAGTTCTAGTCGCCAAAGGGAAGATAGGGAACTACTTCTTTGGGGCAATTAACACAGCGTTATACGCTTACATAGCTTACAGTGCACAGCTATATGGTGAATTTATGCTAAATGCTTTCTTATACTTCCCAATGCAATTCATTGGATTCTATGTTTGGAGCAAGAACAAGTCAGTAACAGAAAATGAAACAGTAGTAAAAGCTAAGAAGTTAACGAAAAAAGGTTGGTTATACGTAGCATTGACAGTTTTAACAGTTGGAATCTTATACGGTGTATTCTTACATATGATTGGCAGTAAGCAAGCAGGTATTGATGGATTCGCAGTAACACTATCAATTACAGCTCAACTTTTAATGCTTAAACGATATGCAGAACAATGGTTATTATGGATTTGTGTTAACACTTTAACTATCATTCTATGGTTTAACGCTTTCATGCACGATGGAGGAAATGTTACAGTATTAGTTATGTGGTGTGCCTACCTTTGCAACAGCATCTATGGTTACATCAAATGGTCGAAAAATGCGAAAGAACAAAATGAGGTGGCGTAATGAGCAAGACAGTAGGAATGTACGGTGGAAAATTTTACCCAATACATATGGGTCATGTATTTGCAATGACAATGGCATCAACGGTGGTTGATGAGCTTCATGTAATAGTTTCATACGATGAAGAATATGAACAGAAAGTGCTTAGTAAAGACAGTTTTCTACCACACGTAAATCACAAACAACGTTTGAGATGGTGGAAGGAAATCACAAAAGATATGCCCCATGTACATGTACATGCTGTATATGAAGAAAATACAGGTAAGATTGAAAGTTGGAAAGAAGGTGCGGAAGGGATTAAGAAAGCTGTTGGTGAACCTATCACCCACGTATTCTCTTCCGAACATGCTTACACAGAATTTTTCAATGTGTTATACCCAGATGCAGAACATGTTGTAATTGATGCGAATCGTAGAAAGTATCCAGTATCAGCTACTAAGCTACGAAAAGAAGGTGTGTATGCAAATTGGGAACTTCTACCAGAAGTAGTAAGACGACATTATGTTAAGAAAGTAGTTGTTGTAGGGACTGAATCTTGTGGCAAATCAACACTTGTCAAGAATCTAGCAACACTGTATAATACTAATTATGTAGAAGAGTATGGTCGTACATTCTATGAAGAGCTAGGTGGATGCGAAGACATCACAATGCCAGAAGATTACCAACTGATTGCGTATCAGCATAAGGTGAATGAAAACAAAGCTCTGGACGGTGCGAACAAAGTGTTATTCATTGACACAGAAGCTATCGTTACACAGTATTATCTTAAAGCGTACTTGAACCAAAAAGATGCTCTATTAACACGTATTGCTAATCAGCAGGACTATGATTTATGGATTTTCCTAGAGCCAGATGTTAAATGGGTTGATGATGGTACTAGAACGTTTGGAGAGCAACATGTGCGTGAAGAGAATAGCGAAGAGCTAAAGTACATGTTGAAGTATCTTGGAGTCAATTACATAACGATTAACGGTAATTATGTAGAAAGAATGAAAAAATCTATAAAACTTGTAGACGGATTGTTGACATAGTAAAAAGATAATGGTATATTGTATTCAAGGGATAGGGGTTAACATAAAGAGGGATTGAAAAATCCCTCCTAAATTTTACTTGACAATCCTTTGACAGCAGAGTATGATAAAAGCAAATAATAATCATTTAAGGAGTGAACACAAATGAGAGTAGAAATGACTGATGGAATTAGGTATAGAAGTAATGAAACTGGTGAAATCTGGATTCTAATTGAAGATTATAATGGTAGTTGGTATCTTAGAAGAAGGAATCCAAATGGTGGTCTACATAAAACATTATCAGCATCTATTAATGCAATGAGAACAGCGTTGCAACTGCATTACACAATGGTAGAAGAGCCAAGCCTAGAGGAAAAAGCAAAAATCTATGATGAACTACATTCTTGGTATTTATGGCTTCGACATAGAACGAAGAATGGTAAGGTTGACAAACAGCATGTAGAAACATTCTTAAAAGGTGTCAGAAAAGAATTTGAAGGAGATGATTCTGAATGAGCTGTATCGTATGTGGAGGTAAAATTGTACGAACATGTAAGTGTCCACGTGGCGACAGAATGTGCGAAAGGGGTCATGAGTATCATTGGTCACCACATCATCAAGAATATCATCAAGGCAAAAGTGACCACGCAATGCCAGATGAGCTGTGTTGCATAGGTAATAAACTCGAACTACCAATACATATTGTGTATATAACAAAAGTGGGTGATGATTGGGATAGCGAAGAGTATGAATTAATACGTGGATATGAGGATTTAGAAGAATACAAGAGTGGCGAATTTGAGAAGAAGCAGTTGAAAATAAATGGAATAGATTGGGTTGACATCTCAATACAAGAAAATGTGAGCGATACATATCTAAGAGGTTTATTAACGGTTGATGAATACTTTAACTTTATGGAAGTAGATATAATTACAAAGGGGATGGAGTAAATGGCTAAAATCGAAATCAGATTAACTAAGGCAGAAATATTCAAAGCTATGAAAGAATATGTAAACAATCACTATCCGAATATGGATGCGAGTAACGCATCTATATTCACTCAATATAATTCACTGCAATATGGAGTTGTGGAATGTCAATATTCAGCAGATGATAAGGAGGAAAAGTAATATGGAGCAATTTAAAATCATCGACAAACACGATAAAGTTCTAGCTAGAGGTATCACACTTAAATCAAATGTAACGCTGTTAGAGTGGTCTAGTGCAATCAAAACACTATCATTCTATGATAACATCGAACAGGTGAAAGAATTTGTCTGTAACGAAAGCAAGGATACAAAGTTAATCGTATTGAAATCTAAATGCAAGGAACGATTACGAGAATACTATCTGGAACGTAACGAAGATTTCAGTGGTGTGAGTGGTACTGGAATCGTAGCACAGGGAGTTGTAATGCCAAGTGGAAAATGTATTCATGAGTGGTCAGAGTCATATGTGACATCTCATAACATCTATCCTAATATCAATGCTGTACAGCACATTCATGGTCACGAAGGTAGAACGATTGTAAAATTTGTAAACGAAGGGGAGAATTAAGATGAGTGAGCATTTAATTAATACATGGCATTGTGATGAGGAAAACTGCAATGGAACTTTCTACACTAACTTAGAAGATATGCCAGAGAGCTGTCCTTTCTGTGACAGTGAATACATAGCAGATTCAAAAGTATTAAAGACAGAGCCGTTAATATGAGTAAATTTTATTATTGGGTCGAAAGAGCATTTTGGATTACTATTGGAGCGTTGATTAGTCAATTCATTTGGGTGCTACTTAGATAAATTCTTACTTTTATGAAGGAGTGATAATATGATTGATACAGTATGGTCAAAGTATAGAGTTGAGTTTGGGTTTGTCGATGGTAAAAAGGGTGCGTATCTTGGTGATACAGTAGAAGAATTGCATAGTGTTATTGACAGTGACAACAGATTAGAAAAATGGTTGATAGACACTTTAAAATATGGTTATTTTTGGGAGTTTAAAGATAAACCATATGAGACAAAGCAATATACAATAGATAACTGCATGGGTTTTATGTGGACAGTTAGATAAAATTTCCCTTTTATGGAGGTGATGATATGATTCGTGCAACAATGCAGATTATTAGAGCGATACATAAATACAAAGATGAGTTTCCAATTCTCTTTAGTGAGTTTGAGAGAGAGAAAAAGAGGTATAAAGATGAAGCAAGAAAAAGTGGATACAAAAGAAAGTTAAAAGGGGATTGGTTGTTTGTATCAGATGAAGCAAAGCAGGAGTATTTATCGCTTGTTGAAAAGTATTTGAAGGTTAAGAAACTTCCAAGCAATAACAGAAAGGTTTGGATAACTACTTCTGGTGGTGGAAAGCATGTTGGATTCTATGAAGATGGTAAATGGTGGTACAACGTTTCAAGCGATAAAAAGGTTGAGGAAAAATATACCGTTATTAGATGGCAAAAATACGATGGGAGTTGGTAATGATGGAAGAGAAAATTAGAGAATATGTAAAGAGAGAGCTAGAAAGGCTTTCTAATGGTGTTAAATCAGTAGAGCTAACTGGTGTATATCCTAGTGTATTAGAATCAGTAATTGGTGGATTTGATTGGTCAGAAGCAGATACAAATGGATGGCAAGTAGATTATTGGCTTACAACTGACAAGTATGACATTTCTGGTAGCATGTATTATGGAACGGCAACAATTTCATTGAAGGAGTGATAGTATGAGAGTAGTCGGAACAGTAGAAATCAGATTTGCAGTAAATATTGATGCGGAAGACATTGGTGATTGTGCAATGCCACTTAATGAATCTGAAAAGATGATTAAGAAGGCAATTGAAGAGAAATACGATGTAACAGTCACTCACAGAGATGTATATGTTGAGGATTGGAGATGATATTATGTGGGGATGGAAACCTAATTGGTGGCAAACTATATTTTTCATCATACTTATTATCTACTCAAACATCGTAAGCTTCCCATGTTTCATATTACAGTCAATGGGATTCAAAGCGAGAAAATATGCGAAATGGTTGTGTAAAAACGGTCTTGACCAATTAACATTCTTTTACGATATTAAAGTCTATAGAGACTAATAGGAGGATTAAACATGAAAACACGAACAATTCCTAAAAAGGTAATTGGCTATAGTGATAGAGCAATCATTATAGAACACAAAGGAGAAAAACGTCTTGTAGGTCTTGGAATCCCTAAGAAGATGAATTTAGAAGAGCTAGTAGGCAAGATGGTAATCATTAAACATATGGTGCAAGAAGACCAAGAAGACCACATTCTTGCACCTGTGTTTATGGGTGTTAATGAACTGCTAACTAAGTATATGAAGGAGATGGGAAAATGAAAAACTACTTGAAAGTTGTAGCGGAAGCGTATTGGTATATGGAGTTGCTTTATTTAGCTGTACTCATCCTGCATCTAACTGTTAAAACTGATGCGTTTGTCTTATCTTGGTATATGTTAATCTCTCCAATTCCACTTGCAGTAATTGTTGCATACTTGCATCTTAAATTTGGAATGTTCAAAGAAGTTTTTGGGGAAGAATATTTAAAGTCTGTTGACAAGCGACAAAAGTAATGATATATTGTTATTACAAACACAAAAGGAGTGATTAGCATGTCATGCATGTACCCAAGAAAGAAAATGAAACCAGTAAAGAGTAAGAAAAAGACGTTAAAAATGATTGCTATACTTGGAGGACTATTGATTGCAGATATTGGATTACTAATGGCAACGCCTACATTGTTTAGAACCATTAACGATATGAAGGTTGAAGCATATAATGATACGCCTAGTGCAGACATATCGGTCTATAAAGATAAAACACCATATGGTACTTGTGAATATCTTGTTGTAGAAACAAAAAGAGAAGATGGTGGCGTTGCAATCACACCACGTATGAAACCTACTGACTATCAAAATGGAGGTAAACATATCTGCCGTAAATAGTGTGTTACACAATACATAAACTGCATACAATAGATTAAGGAGGGATGACATGAAAAAGAATAAGCCGTTGTTTTTCACAAAACACCAATTGAAACGGATGGCTAAACGTGGTATGTCAAAGCCAATCGTTCAAGCTGTTGTAACGAATGGCGAATGGGGAGATGGGAATGAACCTTTCTCTTACCAGATTGAATACAAAGGTGTAATTGTAATCTTATATGAACAAAAGGTACAATATAATGTATCGTCCTGCAAGTTGAATCGTGAGCATACAGTGAAAGCCGAGAAAATGGCTAAAGAGCTTGGGATTGACTTTTGGAAAGCGGTGCATAAGATTGTCAAGAACATAGACTTTACAGAGGAGATTGCGAATATTGTTTAGAATATTTGCGATTTCCGTTGACAAAAGCTAAAGTTAATCATATAATGTGTATATGAAATACGAAATGGGGAGTGAGTGATGACAAGAGTATTGATTAGAGATTTGAAAAAATATTGCGACAAACGTAAGCATGGAACGCAATTAGAAAGGTTTGAGGAACTAGGATTATGGAAGCGTTTAAATCAAGTGGAAGAATGGGAATGGGAGATAATCGACCACGCACTGGATAGATTGGAAGAGAAGGGTATTGAAGCAACACGCCACGACATCATCTCTACAATTAGTAATTCCTCCATCATAGAATACCGCATAGTCTACAACAAAAGACATCGGAAATATGAAGAGCGTGTAGTATTACGTTCGAAAGCAATTGTCAACAGAAATTACAATTTACATGCAGTGTTTAGTTTGACAAACAATAACGTTATATCCGTATGGATGAACCACGTGAAAGACCGACACAAGACTCTAGATTGGGGCTTGTACGATAAGAACATGAAAGTATTAGGAGTGTGACATATGGATACGTTTACTAAAGAAGAGTTGTTAACGTTTAACGAGTTTCTACTTGGTCGTGGAAGACCAGTTCAACAAGACGGAATCGGCTACAACAAGGCTGATTTCGGTGCTTGTAGGACGTATTATAATGGTTTAAGCGATTCTCAACTTGCAGACCTTGCAAAGAGACTAGTCAAGTATTCTAAAACGCAATTAAAAGTAGAGAAAGAGAAAATGGAAGAAACTGCAAGACAGTTATCAAAGATAGCAAGTATACATAATCGTAGTAATGGTATAAGCATAGCAAAGCTAGAATCTGGTACGTTAATTAGTTTTCGTTACAACGATAAGTACATACAAGTATTAAAGAAACAACCAATTAGAAAGTATGATAAAGAGACTCAATGTTGGATAGTCCCAGACAATAAGCTAATTGACACCCTGTTAGCATTAGAGAAAGCAGGGGCAGATGTAAAGAATGCTATAGATTATGCTAAGAGAAATATAGTGACCAAATATTATAAAAATTATGTATAAGGAGTGATGTTCTTGTACAATATGTGTGAAAGATAGTCATTTATTTTAGTATTTCGCATATATTGTACTATCAAATATAAAGGAGATGTCTAAAATGTTATCAAAAATCAGCAAGACCGCACTAGCAATACTATTGGCAGGAGGTATAGTTGGATGCTCTCAAAAGGCAGAGCCAGTAGAGAAGCCGAAGACTGAACCTAAAGTAGAACAAGTAGACACACAAGCAGTAGAAAAGCAAAGAACAGTAAATTATCTTACTGCTGTTTCAAATTCAACAACTAACTCTGGGAAAGCATCTAAAGAAATTGGTGCACTGTTCCAGAAAGCATCTATGCATCCGCAACTTCTAATGAATGCAGATTGGAAATCGGACGTAACAAGAGAGTATGACAAAATCCAAGCAGATTACGATGCTATAAAAGGATATCGTGATGTGCCAGAGCAATACAAAAATACTCACAACACATTGTTACAAGGATACGATTACTTTATGCAGAGCCGAGTTAAAATAATGGAAGCAATTAATGAAGTGAATGCAGATAAGATGCAAGAAGGATTGGATTTGATTGGTAAAAGTACAGAATATATTACCAAGTCTACAGATGAGCTTATGAGCGTTCCTGTATCAAAATAATTGACAAGCAACAAAATTAATGATATAATTTGCTACAGAAAGCCCATATAAGGTCATGTTCTAAAAGCCTGTCAATAGAGGTACTTTTTGACAGTGTAAAAACTGGATAAAAGTCATGTTTTATGAAGTCTTAACCCCACTCAAAAGTGTCTCAATTGAGACAGTTTTACGTCATTTGACACGATTCGACAAAACTGCTAGAATTTAATCGAATGATTATATGCATAAAAACCCTTGCGAGTGGGTATAACTATAATAAGACTTATAAAACAAGGAGTGGTTTTGGTGATGACTATGACAAACACAAATGATAATTCTATATTTGATAAAGATGGATTGAAGGAACAATTTCTAAGTGAAATTAATGAAGGTACTGTTTTCAGCTACGAACGCATCTTTAAATACACTGCTAAACATGAGGAAGCTTTGGAAAAAGATGTTAGGTTGTTTACTTTTAGTCAATTAGAAACTGTTATGTATGACTTTAAATCCAATAATAGAAATACCATTGAAACTTACGCACGTATCATTTCAAGTTACTTGAACTGGTGTGTAAAACATGGACATATTAAAGAAAATGTATTAGCTGTACTTAAACCTACTGACTTTGAAAAGTATTTGACAAATGAAGAAGTTTATACTACTGAAAAAGGTCTTAGAAGATATGAAGACAGATGTGCAAACTATCAAGATTCAGTAATCTTACGACTTTCATTTGTAGGAGTAGGCGGTAAACAAATGAGCGAAATCCGCAACTTAAAAATAGAAGATGTTGATTTTGAAAATAAACGCCTACACCTTGTAAATACTTTAAAAGAAGATGACAATGGTTTTCCAGTTAAATTTACAGAAAGATTTTTAGATGTTGACGACAGAACTTTAGAATTAATCCAAGGGGCAATTTCTCAAAGAACTTATATGAAGAAAAATGGTGAAATGGTTGCACAGGACAGAATCAGAAAATATACTGACCTTGCTAATAATGATTATGTAATCAGAGCTTCTTTAACTAAGATTGAGAAAAGCCTAAATGCACCAGTAGATAAATTCGTAGTATATAGAAGAATGAAAAACATGGCAGAAGCTTTAGGATTCGATAAGCTTACAGCTAAATACGTACAAAGAAGCGGTATGATGTACTTTGCGAATGAGCTTATCAAAGGTAATAATGAATTGTCTTTAGATGACATCAAGATTGTAGCAGACCGATACAATATGAAGTCTTACCACAATCTGAAAGGATTCCTTGATTTACAGCACATTCGACAAACATATCCGCAATAAGAGAGGATGAGGAAAATGTCAAGAGTGGTAGAGCATAAAAAGGATATTAAGTTGAATAGAGAGAAATTGCATAAGATTTTAGAGAGCCAGAAAATGGAATATATTGAACTTCATAACAAGGTTTCCACAAAATTTGGATTAGACCTGCAATATAAAGGATTCATGAGCTTGATGTCGAATAAGTCAAGTTGGAAATTATTGTATGCACATGCAATTGCAGATGTGTTAAACATCAATTACACCGATATATTTGAAATTGTAGATGTTAAAAAATAATTAAAGGAGGTGATGCAAAAAAGCTTGTATGCAAAGCGATTACATGTTACAATAACGTTACAAGGTAAGGGAGCGGAAAGCAAACGACACTTGATAACAAAATAAGGGAGAGTGGATGCATGGTGGCTAATTCAATCGAAGGATTTATAAGGTCACTTGATTTACCGCAAGAGTCAACAGTTTTGTTTCAAACGATTGGCGACTGCCATTCGTTTTACATAACGAATTACGGTAGAAATACTTGCGTAGCGGATGATATTCTGGACTACAGAGAAAGCAAATTGGAATCATCCAACATAACTCTTGAAATGTTTGTTAGTATGTGCTCAACTAAGGGGATAAAGACTGCATTTCAAGAAACATTCTTACAGTGTTTTGATGGAGAGGATTTAGCATTCATTTACGAATCGTTGTCAAGCGGTAAAGTCACATTAGAAAGTATCTATAGTCAATTTAAAATGAATCCAAATAAAAATATTTTAAGTTATGTACTATAGTTAGTTGACAAACGATAAAGTTAATGATATAATAAGTATTGTTGATGGGGAAAGAGTTAAAAATTCTTTTCCTTCACCATAAAAGCAAAAAATAATTACATAATTGGGGGAAAATAAGTTTATGACAAACGAGTTAAAACAAACGAAAAACAGCTTCAAATTTATTGGAAAGGTAACAGGAATCGACAAAGAGCACGCTTTTAAAGAAGACAAAGCGACAAAAGGTAAAATGCTAGGGCAAACTTATCGTGCATTACGATTCGGTGTAAAAACATCTGAAACAAATACAATGAATGTTGAAATGTTTGACTTTGAACCAGAAGAAGTTTTCATGTGGAATAGCGACAAAAAGAAAAAGGACAAGGGTTACAAAGGTGACCGTATTCCATTCGCTCAATGGGAAGATGAGCAAGAAGAACTTCGTGAGCAAGGTTATGCAGTATTACAAACAAGAATTGGCTTAAATTATGGTGAAGATGGAAAATTAGTAAGCAAAGGTTTACCAAGTTTCGTAGCTTCAAAAGAAATCTTTGAGAAGCTTGATAATGGCGACAGCGTAGTTGTCGAAGGGGAAATCCGCTACGGTCATTACGAAGACCGAGAAGGTAAGACAAAAGAGAAAAAGACTTATACTATTAAGAAAATTTTCCGCTTAAAAGACATTGATTTCGAAGATGAGAAATTTGAAGAAGTTACATACTTTGAGCAAGAAATGGTATATGTTGATGCAATGGTTGAAGCGAAAGAAGGCAAGGCATTCGTTACAGCACGTCACATTAACTACAATAAATCATTCCATGATACACAGATGGAAATTGTATTTAAAGACGAAGAAGGCAATGTAGATGCAGGTATGAAAAAATTAGCTGATGCATTCGCTAAGAAAATTAAATTCGGCGACCTTTTAACTGTACGTGGTAACGCATTAAATCGTGTTATTGTGGAAGAAGTTGCAGGAGAAGAAGATGAGGGCGAAGAAGTAGATATGCTAAATCTTTTAGGTGGTAAATCTAAGCCTAAACATGCACAAGCATTCGTTTCTCGTACATACATTAGTGCAATGCAAATCGAAGGTGTAGATGCTTGGGATAAGAAAGTTTACACAGAAGAGGATTTCGAAGAAGCTAAAAAAGCAAGTGAGCTATTAACTAAGAAGAAAGATGATGAGCTTTCTGAATTAGGTGGTAGAGAGAAGAAGGATAATAACCCATTCGCAGGTGACGATGAAGTATTCTCTGATGATGACATTGACGATTCAGATTTACCATTCTAATATAAACTAGCAACTTGATAAACATCAAAGATAATGATATAATATTATCATGTCAAACCTTACAACATGAGAACGTAGGGGCGAAAATACTAAAATAGTAAGAACGCCCCCTTACTTGCATTTTATATGCGAGAAAAGGGGAAAATATTAATGTCATTCTTAAAAACTTTAAAAGCAAATAAACCAGTAGCATCTCTTGAAGGGTACTTTATGGCAATGTTAGCACCAAGTAAATTCGGTAAAACAACTTGGTCTGTAGACACTGTACGTGAGCATTATAATGGTGATATGGATAAAGCATTACTATTAGCAACAGAGATTGGTTACAAAACTATGGATGGCGTATTCGCTATTCCAGTAACAGGTTTTGACTTCGCAGAAGAAGAAGATGGCGAACAAAAAGGATTCATCGAAGTAGTAGATGAGTTAATTGATAATAAAGACGAAATTCCATTCCGATTCATTATCATTGATACAATCACTGCATTAGAGCGTTACGCTGTAGCGTATGCAATCCGAAAAGCAAATCGTGATGACCAACCACAGAAACGTTACACAGACATTTCAGATATCCCTTGGGGTAAAGGTTACACGTTGGTTGCAGAGCATATCTACCAACAAATTGACCGTCTGAAAAAAGCAGGATTCGGTGTATTAGTAATCGGTCACTCTAAAACTAAGAAAATCAAAAATCGTGATGGTTACGAATATGACTACACTGGATTAAACGTTTTAGGTAAAACATCGGATATCATTGAGCGTGAAGCTGATATGATTATGTACGGTGACATCATGGTTAAAGAAGGCAAAGATGGTAAGCCAGAAACAACACGTGTGTTGCGATTCCGTAGTGATGGTAATATCTTATGTGGTACTCGTTTCCGTAACTTCCCTGCTGAAATTAGCAATGACCCAAAAGAATTTTTAGCAGAGTTTAAGAAGGCTGTGGAAGGCTCTTCTATCTCTAAAGTCGAAAAGGTTAAAGAAGTTGCGAAAGAGGTTGCAAAAGAAGAGCCAATACAAGAAGTGGTTGAAAAAGACCCAGAAGTACAACATGCAGAAGAAGTTGAAGTAACTGTTGATTCTGTGAAAGCAGAAATTGCTTCACTTGTAGCAGATATGGAAGTAGCTACTAAGCGTGAGTGTGCAGGCAAATTTAAAGAGGTTTTAGGTCAAGCGGATTACCGCAAATCAAACGACTTAGATGCTTTACAAGAAGCATTAGAGTTTGTTAAATCTCTAGCTTAATACATAAAGGAGTTTGGTAGGTTAAGAGTTTAACCTACCAAATCTCGTAATAAGGCTAAACTAGGAGGAAATATGAATAAAAATTATATTATAGGTGGAGTGATGACAGTCAATTTAATGTTGACAATAGGCGTAGGTGCTTATTCTTACAACACAATTGACAGAAAGAATGCGGAAATCAGTGATAGCAATAAGACTATCAAAAAATTGAATGATAACAATGCTGATAAGGACAACCGTATTAAGAATATCCAAGCTCAATTGGATGAGTTAGATAAAAAATTTCAAGAATCAGAGAAAGTAAAATCCGAACAGGAGAACACTATCAATGAACAGTCCAAGAAGATAGAGGAACAACATTCAACTGTTGAAGGCTATCAGCAAAAAATCCAAGAACTGGAAAAAGAATTAAGTTTTAAAAAACAAAAGAAAGGAAGTGATGTGAAAAAGGAAGCAAAAGTTGAAAAGCAAGAAGTGCAACAAGCACCTACTGTAGCAAAAGAAGAAAAGAAATCTAGTGGCAGAACTATCACAGTTGAAGCTACTGCATATACAAACCATCCAAGTGAGAATGGTACATACGGTGGAAAAGTCGTTACGAGAACAGGCTTAGATATTTCTAATAACATCACTTATAACGGCATGGGAATTATTGCAACCGACCCTAGCGTAATTCCTTTAAATAGTATTGTAGAGATTGAAGGTCTTGGAACTTACATTGCTCTTGATACTGGTAGTGCAATCCAAGGTAATAGAATTGATATTCTAATGGGT